ACGCTATTGACGTAGATGTTCTTGCTTACATGACAGGTACTGCAGCTAGTGGTCAATACTCAACTGCTGTATCAGGTTCTGCACAGCACCCAACAGCAGGTGAGCTAAATGGTGAATTTTTGAAAGTGAACCAGTTGGACATGTCTGACATGACTAACATCACAACTTCAGCTTCATCTGGCACAACTGGTGACTCTATCCCTCTAGCACCTAGACTACCAGGAGCAACTTCAAAGGGAACTACAACTGCATCACCATTACAGCTTATTGCTAGAATGGCTCGTCAGTTGGACACAGGTGACGTTGACTCACGTGGACGTTACATGGTAGTTGATCCAATCTTCATGGAAATGTTGAAAGATGAAGACTCACGTCTTCTAAATTCAGACTTCGGTGGAGCAGGTCTACAAAATGGATTGGTTGCAGGAAACATTCATGGTTTCAAAATGTACGTTTCAAACAACCTACCATCAGACGGTACTGGACCAGGAACTTCTGGCACAACTGCACAAGATGACAACTTCGGTGTTATCCTAGCAGGTCAGGAAGAAGCTGTGGCATCTGCAGAGCAAATCAACAAAGTTGAGAACTACAGAGATCCAGACTCTTTCGCAGACATCGTACGTGGTATGCACCTTTACGGACGTAAAATCTTACGCCCACAAGCATTGGTGACAGCACGTTACAACGCTGCTTAATCAAGTTAAACTTAGAGGCTGGCTTTATGCTGGCCTCTTAGTGCATTTACATTGCCCTTAACAAAAGGAACATTCTCATGGGTACTATTACTACAGCAATGTGCAGCAGCTTCAAGGAAGAGCTTCTTGGGGGTGTTCACGATTTAGACACACACACGCTAAAATTAGCGTTAATTAAGCCTTCTCCTACAGGAAGTTTTGGAGCAGCTACAACTAACTACTCTGAATTAACATCTAGTTCAGATGAGGCTTCAGGAACAAACTATAGTGCAGGGGGGCAAAACCTAGATTCGGCATCAATAACATTGTCGGGAACTACGGCATTTGTAGATTTTGCAGATGAAGTGTTCTCGAACCTGACAATTACGGCTGCTGGAGCTTTGATATATAATAGTTCGGCTAGTAATAAAGCTATAGCTGTATTCTCTTTTGGCTCAAATGTCGCATCGACAGCAGGTGACTTTACTGTTATCTTTCCTACAGCAGACGCCTCCAACGCAGTCATACGTATAGCTTAGAGGTAATACAATGGCATTAGTAAATCCAAACAGAGTAAAAGAAAAGACTGAAACAACTGGAACAGGAACCTACAGTCTAGAGGGAGCAACTGGAAATTTTCAAGGATTTTCAGCAGTAGGAGATGGTAATACATGTTACTACTGTTGTACTGATGGTACTCAATTCGAAATTGGTATTGGTACTTTTACATCCTCTGGATCAACTCTTGCTAGAACTACAATATTAGAAAGCTCTAATAGTAACAATGCTGTTAACTGGTCTACTGGTGAAAAAGATATTTTTGTTACCGTACCTGCTTCTAAACTTTTATTTGAGGATACCAGTAACAATCTATCTACTGGTGGAACAATTAATGGTAGAAACCTAGCAACGGACGGTAGTAAACTTGATGGGGTAGCGGCAAGTGCTGATGTAACAGCTACAGCATTGCCTAGTGCGCTAACAAGTCTATCTACAGAAACAAGTTTATCGGGTTCTGACATAATACCAGTCTATGATGGGGGTAGCGCTACTTGGAAAAAAGCAACAATTACCAACGCTGCATTATCTGGACCAACAGGACCAACAGGACCAACAGGACCTACTGGACCACAAGGCTCAAACGGTTCTAATGGACCAACTGGTCCGACTGGTCCGACAGGTCCAACTGGTCCAACTGGGCCAAGAGGTCCAACTGGTCCAAGAGGCCCGACAGGTCCGACAGGAAACGCAGCTACAGGTGTAAACACAGTCGGCTCATACAGTATGATGAAATGGATTTACCAAGGTCAGGCAATTAGTAGAAACCAAAACGTTTATGGTAGCCAAGTTCAGCAAACAGGTTTTAACCAATTACATGGGTGGCAATCAACACACCATAACCACTCAAGCGCATCTACCAACTCAGGAAGTTGGAAGTCACATTCCCAAGTTGCAGCTTTCCCGAACTGGTATTGTGCAGGATTATTTGTAAGGATTTCGTAATATGCCCATTCCAATAACAGAATATAGAAATGCTAAATGTATTGATGACACAGGACTTCTAATAGACGTAGAAATAAATCACCCAGAACATGGGTGGATACCTTATACGCTAAACCCAGAAGATGAAGATAATACCATCGATAATGATGCGTTATTATTATTAATCGGTGCTGACAAACAAGCCTATGTTCCTCCTACTGCCGCAGAGGTGGAAGCAACGCTTGCAGCAGAAAATCGTGCGGAGCGTGATGGTCGGCTATGGGAGGTTGATACAATTATTTCTAACCCATTACGTTGGGCGGCAATGTCAACTGAACAACAAAATGCTTGGTCAACATATAGACAGGCATTATTGGATGTTCCACAGCAATCTGGCTTTCCTCAAACGGTAAGCTGGCCTACGAAACCTGATGTATAATGGATATTAAAGAGTTTAATCTACTAGGCACAAGGGCCTATCAAATAGACAACTTCTATGATAATCCTGCTTTTATTATGGATATGGTTTTATCTGGACCACCTAATCAAGTGGTTACAGAACATCCTTTGCATGGTAATGAGTTTTTTGACCTTCGCCATCATAGGTCAGAACCAACACTTAAAAAGTATACAGACCAAATCATCGAAGTTTTAGATGACGATAACTTTTATGTGTACAAAGAAAACGGTGTTGATGTTTTAGACACTAACTTCATGCGTTGGAAAAAATCTGACTTTAATAATTATGAGGATAATTTTTGGTTTCCCCATCAAGATGAAGGTTGGGTTTGTATTATATATTTAAATGAAGCTGAAACCAACGGCACAAATATATATGAAGATAAACATAAAAGCATTTATAAGTATGGTGGCAGGAAAACAGAAGAGGATAGACATCCTTGGAAACCTAAGTCAGATTTTGAAGTAGTAGATTATTTAAAGCCAAAATTTAATAGGGGGTTTTTATTCGATGCAAAAAAAATTCCACATGGTGCAGCCGTTGATGATGAAACATACTTTTACTCAGAAGCTGAACAAAACTATAGTAGGCACAGATTAAACCAAGCATTATTCTTTTTTCCAAGGTAGGCAACATGAGACAAAACTGGCAACTTTATCCTAAAAATATGGATGAAGAAACAATACAAAACATCATTGATGTAGCAAACAAAACAGATACTAAACAGGCTGGAACATTTAATAGTGATGAATTTGATACAAATATTCGTTCAAGTCGTGTTTCTTGGCTAAATGAGCATGAATGGATTAGGCAAAGGTTATACCAGTATGTAAACCACGCAAATATAAATGTTTTTCGTTTAAATGTATTTGATATGTCTACGGTCCAATATACTGAGTACCATGCTTCAGAAGGTGGACATTACGATTTTCATCACGATGTTGATTGGCAGCGCAATGACGGCTTCGATAGAAAAATATCTGTAACGGTGCAACTGAGTGACCCAAGTGAATACGAAGGTGGTGAGTTTGTTTTTACAGAAGTCAATTCTCCAGTACCTGAAGAGTCAAAGCAAAAAGGTTCAGTCTTGGTTTTTCCAAGTGTTTTAGGACACAAAGTTTTGCCTATCACAAAGGGAGTAAGAAAATCACTAGTGGCTTGGTTTGAAGGTCCACAGTGGCAATAATCAATAAAGGATAAGTGAATGCCTAGTAATTCTACGATTGCAGGAGATCCGATTGGTGCTTTTGACGACTCTGGTGTAAGCGAGGTACTTACTGGTGTTACAGCAACAGCTTCGGTTGGAGCAGTTTCTTCAAATGGGCTTTTCACAGGTACAATAGGAAGTGTATCAGCAACTGGAGCATTAGGTTCTATCAGTGCTGCAGGTCCAGGATCTTTTGTAGTTACTGCAGTATCAGCCTCTACAAGTATAGCTGCATTGACCTTTAATGCTAAAGCAAATATAGCATCTCCTGCAGTCACGGCATCAACTTCAATTAATGCAACTACTGCAACTGGTGGGGCTAGTGGATCTCTAACATCTTTAAGTCTTACTGGTTCTGCTTTTGGAGATGTTGAAGAATTACAAGCACATAACTATACAGTAACTGTTGCAAACATAGGTGGAGTTAATAAGTTTCTTATAGATGGTGTGGAATCTCCTGTACTAACATTTGTACGAGGATTGACATACGTCTTTGATGTAAGCGACAATACTAATACTGGACATCCACTAAGATTTAAAGATGGTTTAGGTGTTCCTTTTAGTACAGGAGTTACAGTAAACGGAACAGAAGGTCAAACAGGCGCAACAATAACCCTTGAAATAGCAGAGACAGGATTTTCAAGACCAGCCAGATACTACTGCACAGTACATGGCAATGCTATGGGCAACGAGATACAAGCTATAGCAAGTACTCTTAATTTTACTGTAACTGTTGCAAATGTAGGTGGAGTTAATGTATTTGTTTTAAATAATATAAACAACCCAACACTACAACTTCTCAAAGGAGTAACATACGTCTTTGATGTAAGTGATAACACTAACACTGGACACCCATTAAGGTTTAAAAATGGATCGTCTAGTTATACTTCGGGAGTTGTAACTAGCGGAACAGAAGGTAGTTCAGGAGCAACTGTAACTTTTACTGTACCTTTTAATGCCCCTCTTCAAGGACTTAGATATTACTGCACCGTACATGGAAATGCTATGGGAAATACTATAACTACTAGTAGTAATTCAGCATCCCTATTTGTAACTGGTCCAGCAACTTTTAGCATGACCAGTGTGTTGGGTACATTTTCTCAAACCCTTCCAACAGTAACTGGACCAGCGACATTCACAATAGGCAGTACAACTGCTTCTGCAATATTAAATGCTACCTCTGCTACTGGTGTAATCTTTCCTTTTGAAGATTTCGCAGACCAGTTTAGTAGGAATAGAACTGTAGTTATACGTCCTGTAAACACACACAACGTAGTATATATAACTAATTAAGGATATGACATGGCGTACAAATGGCCTGAAAAAGACCCTGACGAACAGACAGACTTTAGTGTAGACTGGTCTAGGTTTTTAGGTGACAACAATATATCATCTGCTTTATTTTCTGTAGAAGATACAGATGGAAGTTTTGTACCAGTAGAAACAGCAACTACCGTAGATGGGTTACAATTTTTAGCAACTACAGTTTCTGGAAATGTAGCCACTGCACGTTTTGGTCAAGGTACAAATCATAAAAGATACAAGGTTCTTTGTCGCATAACCACAACACAAGGCTTGACATTTGAACGTACTGTGATATTACCGATTAGGGAAAGATAAATGGCTTATAATTTTCTTGGCTTAGTTAACGATGTTAACAATAGATTAAACGAAGTACAGTTAACTGCTACAAACTTCTCTGCTGCTGTAGGATACTACGGTTTAGCTAAAGATGCTGTCAACTCATCAGTAAGACACATCAATCAAGAAGAGTTTGAATGGCCTTGGAATCATGTGCAAGAAGAGTTAGTGTTAGCTGCTGGTACTATGAAGTATGCTTATCCACCAGATACCAAAACAATAAACATGAACTCCTTTAGAACAAAAAGAGATGATAGTTTAAATATAGGAACAGACAAACTTAAATCTTTAGTATATGAAGAGTGGCTAGAAAAGTATGCTGACGATGAGTTTAACACATCAGCAGACATACGTGGGATACCTACACACATTATAAGAACTCCAGGCAGGGAACTTATATGTCACCCTGTACCTGACAAAGCATATACTATAGTTTATGAATACTATACACTAGGATATGATTTAGAAAATGCGCTAGATGTTCCTCCCATACCAGAGCAGTACAGATTTGCCATAGTAGAGGGTGCAATGTATTATGCTTACCAGTTTAGAGGAGATACACAGTCTGCACAATTAGCTCTTCAGAAGTTTCAAGAACAAATAAAATATTTACGTTCTATAAATATAAATAGAACTCCGTACCTCAGAGATACAAGAGTACATTTCTAATGGCAACACAATGGACTACATTCCCTATGGAGTTTAAAGGTGGGCTTATCTCCAACCTTACTCCTTTACAACAGGGTACTAATGCTGTAGGTTCCGCTACTATACTACAGAACTTTGAGTCTGATAGAGAGGGCGGCTATAGTAAACTAAAAGGTTATAGCAAGTTTAGTTCAACATTAGTTCCCGGCGGTGGTGATGTTCTTGCTATGAAAGTACTATCTTCTAGTAGAGTTGTAACTGCTAGAAAGATGGACACCGCTACTGTAACAGAATATCAGACAGCTACCTCTACAGTAAACGGAGCAGTATCCAACGCTACAGCAGTTGCTCTTGATAACAACACAGCTACAGCCGTAGTAAATGGTGCTGTTAGTAATGGCACTACAGTAACCTTAGACAGAGCAAGAACTTTTGCAGGTGTAACAGGTGCTACTTCTTTAGCTGGTGCAAATGCTACGTTTAATATAACAAATACAAATGGTACATATACAGCGACACCAACTGCTCAAACTGGTACAGGATTTAAAGTTGGCGAAACAGTAACGGTACTTGGTGAAAACTTAGGTGGCACTACTCCAGCAAACAATGCAGTTATTACAGTTACTGGTGTTGGTTCGAGTGCTGTTACATATACAAATCCAACGCAGTCTGGCTATAGTGGTTCTGGTAGCAGTGCTACATTTAACGTTACTAAAACAGGTACTACATATACTGTAGCAATTACTGCAGCAGGTTCAGGATTTTCAGCTAGTGAAACAATTACTATAGTTGGTACACAGTTAAACGGTGCTACTACAGCCAACGATGCAACCATAACAATAACTACAGTAGATGGATCAGGTGGTATAACAGGAGCTACCATAGCAGGTACAGGTTTAGCTGAAGGACCAATATCAGGGTTTAATTTAACTTCTGGCAGTGGTGTAGTTTTTAGTGGAACTATTACCAAAGGAATGGTTATAACTGGCACTGGTATCACTGGTACAGTTACAGTAAAGACAGTAACTAGTCAGACTAGTATTGTACTAGACACAGCAGTATCTATAGCTGACAACGTTGTAGTTAGTTTTGTTACTAACATAAAAGTTGGTATGTTTGTTACAGGAACAGGTATATCTGGTGTTGTAAAAGTAGCAACAGTAACAAATCAGAACAGTATTGCACTTGACTCAGCACAATCAATATCAAATAATACTGTTCTTACCTTTGGTACATTTCATTCTACTCAAGTTGATAAGACATTATATTTTCATGGAACAGGCGCAACTTGGTCACAAGTAGGTACAAGTTCATCTACCAATACACTAAAGATAAGACATGCATCTTTTAACTTTACTCAAGAAGACAAAACTATATTTGTTGATAGTAAAAGTTTTCCTGTAATATTTAATTCCAGTGGAAACACTACAGTAAATCTAACATCATCTAACAGTTCAGATGTAGAAGGTGCAGAAAATGTAGCAATATTTAAAAACCATGCTTTCTACTCTAAGGGAAGTAAGATATTTTTTACAGCACCAACAACAGTAGATGATTTTGCTACAGGCAATGGTGCTGGTACAATAAATGTAGGCTTTGATGTAACAGGTATGATAGGCTTTCGTGATCAGCTTATTATCTTTACAACAGACACAATTAAAAAACTTGTAGGTAATACTTCATCTGACTTCAAACTAGAACCTATAACCGACAGAATAGGCTGTATCAACCCAGACAGCATACAGGAATTTGGTGGTGACGTAGCTTACCTTTCTCCTGACGGTATAAGATTACTTAGTGCTACTGATCGTATTGGTGACCTTGCTCTCGAAGTTGCATCTGATCCAATCTATAAAGATGCTAATGATTTTATATCACAGACAGATACATTTTGTTCTGTATTGGTTAGAGGTAAATCACAGTATAGACTGTTTGCATATGTACCTGCCGTTAATCCAGATAATTCATCAGGTTTGATAGCAACTAAATTTATTGCTCAAGGTGGTAGTGGTATAGCTTGGTCAACAACAAAAGGACTCAAGGTAAACGTAGCAGACAGTACATACTCAGGCGCACAAGAAACTATTTTATTTGCTAACGAGGATGGTTTCTGTTATAGAATGGACTCAGGTAATTCTTTTGATGGTAGTCCAATAGAGGCAGTATATGAATCGCCTTTTATGCCGATTACAGATCCACAGGTACGTAAGACTTTATATAAACTTACTTTATATGCAGAACCGACAGGTACTATGTCTTTAGATGTTAACTTCAAGATAGACTTTGAAGGTAAAAATGATACAGGAATAATACAACCAGAGGTTATACAGATAGGCTCAACAGGTGCTGGTGTAAGTTTATTTGGTGCATCTACTTCAGTGTATGGAGGTTCTGGTGTTAATTATGGTGGAACCTTAGATAAAATATATAAAGAAAATGTAATTGGTTCTTTTAAAACTATAGCAATGCGTATTACAGATAACTCAACAAATCCAACCTTCACTCTTGACACAGCAGTGCTTGAGTACAGACAACATGATAGGCAGTAACGATGGCAGGTTATACAAGACAAGCAACAGCTAATATAGCTACAGGTAGTGTTATTGACGCTGCCGATTTCAACAATGAGTACAATCAGGTACAATCAGCATTCAATGCTAGTACTGGTCACTCACATGATGGAACAGCAGCAGAAGGCGCACCTATTGAAAAAATAGGACCATCTCAGGACATAGTAGCTACAGCATCTGTACTTAGACCTAAAGCAAATAACGTTGTGGACTTGGGTACAAGCGTATTGCAATATAAAGATGCCTTCTTTGATGGCACAGTAAAAACAGATACCCTTACTGTAGATGAGAACGCTACAGTAACAGGAAACCTAGCTGTAAATGGAAACCTAACAGGGTCTGGTGTACAAACTAGTGCTAGAACAGCAATAAGCGGTGGCACAGGTATAACATATAACAACAGCACTGGGGTGATTGATTGTGATATTAACACTCCTGCAGAAGTTGGACTAGGCAATCTATCAAACAATGGTAACAACTTATCTGGTAACTTTACTGCAACAGGTAACGTTACAGCTTTCTCAGATGAACGATTAAAAGAAAACGTTGAAACTATTCAAGGTGCGCTAGACAAAGTATCGCAAATGCGTGGTGTAACTTACAACTACAAAAGTGAATTAAATGATGGTCAGCGTGGTACAGGTGTTATAGCTCAAGAGATGCAGCAAGTTATGCCAGAAGTTATACAAGATGGAGAGTATCTATCTGTAGCTTACGGTAACCTAGTAGGTGTACTTATAGAAGCTGTAAAAGAATTAAAAGCAGAACTAGATCAGTGCAAATGTAAAAAGTGTGAGTGTGAATAATGCCTCTCCCCAGTAGTGGTCCTATAAGTTTAAATGATATGCACATAGAAGTGGGTGGTACTAGTGGTACTACTTGCTCTTTAAATGATCCTGACATTCGTGCATTAATAAGTGTAGGAAATGAGGCAAACCAAAGCATACAGCAGTACTATGGTCAGTCCTCTGAGACAAGTTTACCTACTGGTGGTAGCACAATAAATGGACAAGTACAGCTAAAACAAATTAGAGCATCCGATTATATATCTTCTGGTGGAACTCTACGCATACCTTCAAATATGTGGGTTTGGTCAGATAGTACATCAGTAGCAGCTTTAATAATAGACATACCCTGTACTATTAGAAATGATGGTAAGATAATTGGTAAAGGCGGCGCTGGTGGGTATGCTAGTGCTGGTCATAATGGTGGCCCTGCAATTAACGTAACTTCATCAGGTGTAACAATTACAAACGCATCTGGAGCCTTTATAGCAGGAGGAGGCGGTGGTGGTGGAGCATCAAATAGCTCAGGCCATTATTCTGGCGGTGGCGGTGGCGCTGGTGGCGGCTTTGGTGGTAATGCTAATGGTTCCCCTCCAAGTCTTGGCGGTGATGGCGGTATTCTAAATGGACAAGGCGTAACTCCTCAACAGTTTCACCCTAATGGAACAACTTATTATTCCGCTGGAGGTGTTGGTGGAGATGCAGGAGGTGGTGGAGTAGTTAGTTCTAATGATTCTAATAATCGTTCTGGCGGCGGCGGCGGTGGAGGGCGTATTCTTCCTGGGTCTGCAAGCAGTACGCCAAACTCATATCACTTTTCTGGAGGCGGCGCAGGAAACGCAGGAACTAATGGTGGTCTTTATAATAACTACAAAGGCTCTGGTGGAGGCGGTGGATGGGGCGCATCTGGAGGCAGTGGTTATTATGGGCTTTCTGGAGGCTCAGGCGGCGCAGCAATTCAAGGAACATCAAGAACGCTAAACAATAGTGGCACAATATACGGATCAACATGATGACACCAGAAGAACTAGAGGATATGCTAGATCGTGCAGCCAAGCGTGGCGCTACAGCAGCGTTACGTGAGGTAGGACTACAT